ATATATATTTTATTATTTATTATTTATTATAGGTAGTTAACGTTCTGGCACTAGGGTCATCTGTATTTGTATATTTCGGCATCCAATAATAAGGTATTATATTTAATGAGTTTGGGTAATGTTGTGAAAATAGTGATTTATAGTATTGTTTTTCGGCATCAATAGGTTTAATATTTGATTGGTATTTTGGAACAATAAAATCCTGTAATATCTGATACAGAGACCGTGAATTACCACTTACCCCATCGCTAAATGCTTCTTTTCTTCTCCATAAGATTTCATCCGGTAATATTTGTTTTCCATCGCTATTTTTAAAATTATCGATTGAAAACGCGTTTCGTAATAAGAATTTTTCAACTTGTGAATTGTGTGCGTGACATCTGATTGATGGAGGTATCGACAGATAAAAATTTACAAAACTTCTATCTAAAAATGGTGTTCTCGGTTCAAGTCCGTTTGAAGAGATACATTTATCCGACCTTAAAACATCAAAATTGTAAATATCTGCTAATAACCGGCGTGTTTCTTTATCAAATTCAATAACATCGGAACAATAGTTCATATATAAATATCCGCCGCACAATTCATCGGAACCATCACCATTAAATATTACCTTTGCGTTACTATTTTTAGAAATATATTTTCCTAATAAGTAATTTCCAATACTTGCTCTTACAGTTGTTGTGTCATAACTTTCAATCATATAAATTAATTCTGGAATAATATCAAACATTTCCTGTTCGGTAACGATTATTTCAGTATGGTTGGTTCCTATATATTTAGAAACTATCTTGGCGTTCCGTAAATCTTCGGAACCGTATAAACCAATACTGTATGTTTCTAAGGGTTTATTCGTATTTTTTTTGTGGATTTCATTTATTAATGCCGTTATTAAACTACTATCTAATCCTCCTGAAAGTAGACACGCAATCGGTCTCTCAGTTGTTAAATATCTTTTTTCAACAGATTGAATAAGGTATGTTTGTATTCCGCGATTAACCCAATTCATATCCATACTATTTAAAGAAAACCCTGGTTCGTGATAACTGTCATTATCTATATTCGTCCAAGTTGCTAATGCTGATTTATTTAAATTAAAAGAACTATAGGTTCCTGGTTTAAATTGAGAAATTGTAAGTTCATCTGGGTTTTGGTTACAGAAATCAGACAACATTTTTAATTCAGAAGCAAATCCTATAACTTGGACGGTTTCTTTAGTATTGTTTAAAAAGTATAGTGGTCTGATTCCGTAAGGGTCTCGTGCGATATATATATTGGATTCCAAATTTGTGTGATTATTGTCACAAATAGCAAACGCAAAAACACCGTCTAACATTTTTAAGGTTTGTTTAATACCATATCTTTTATAAAGGTGAATAATAACTTCACAATCCGAATTTGATTTTGGAGTAACACCCATTAATTTATATAATTCCCTGTAATTGTATATTTCGCCATTACAAATTAAATGAATGTTATCAATCGTAATCGGTTGATTCGAAATGTCATCAAGTCCGTTAATTGCTAATCTATGAAATCCGAAAATAGCGTTCATCGAAATGTGTTGTAAATTTGAAAATTCGGGTCCCCTGTTTTTCCCTTTCATAAACTGAGACTTAATAAATTTATCATAATTTACTTGACTATAATTAAGAAGAGTAAAAATACCGCACATTAGTTATTAAATCTATTTGTTTGATTTTAATATTGTTCAAGTCCAATATATATAATATATTTTATATATATATGACTTCAGCATCACACCGAAATAACGAAATAAATTCACGAATTTATGATAGAAACCTGCCATCCCAATTAATTCAACCTTATATTAGTGTTAGACCCGTAATGACAAAATATTCTATTTTACCGATTGTTGACCCTAGAAAACAAAATTCCGTAAAAATGGAAATAATGCCGACTTATAATTTAGAAAAAGTGTTTAATCCAGGAAATACCACTTCTCCTTGGTCTGGTTATTCATCTAATGTTAATGTAGAATCAGATTTAAAAGGACAAATATTTGCGCTTCAAAAATGCGACCAATCCGTTTATGTACCAAATAGTAAAAGTGACCTATACAATTATTCCTTTAAACCATCGAGTGTGTCAACAAGATATAATCCCCACAGTTTATTATTTAAGGAGGAAAGATATAATGAATTTAATCCTATCCCCGAAAACACCCACATATCTTTGTTTAATACCGCGACAAGAAACCAGATTCAGGATGACTTATAATGTTGTGTAATATAATAGTATAAAAAATGAATTTGGTCTTCCGTCCTTTTATTTACACCAGATGAACGCATTTTTAATTCTGGTTTCATTATTTTTACTATTTACAAATTATTCAAAGATAAAAAAAATAGAACCGTATCAATCAGTTGTATTATCGTTATTGTTTTCTTTAGCAGTAGGTGTTCACGGGTTATCTCATTTAGGTGCCGAATATATTTACGGTTATAATCCAATACGGAATATGTTATTGGTTTAATATATAATTGTATATTATGTCCAACACACTTATAAATCAAATGACTCTTGATTATTTTAAAATTAAAGAACAATCTAAACCACGTTTATCAAAAGCAAGTAAAAAGGATATACATTTTTATAGGAAAAGGGTAATACAATTAACGAAGGATTTGTTATCACCAGACGAAAATGTACAAGAATTGTTTCCGGATATAAAATATGCGTTTGATATTTATGTAAAGAATTGTGTAGAATATTTCAAAACTTTAGATAAATCGGACATATTACAAGAAGATTACAAGAATATAGACACTGAAATTAATATTGTGGCAGAAGATACGCCAGATATACAGGACGTGCCGGATGATACGACGAAACAAATAAATAAATTAATCATGAAAAAAACTAAGGATGAAAGGTGTACACTAGATAAATTTATAAAAAGGACTATTATAAAACTAGATGAACCGTTTATACCAGTTCAAAAAGAAATAAATCTAAAGGACCCCGTTTTAAGAATTAAAGGTATTCGTAAAAAGAAAAATATAGATAATAATTATGATGAACCACACGAGAAAAAAGAGGAGACAATCCAACCGTCGTCAAGTTAAATCTAAAGGTGGAACTTTTAAAAAGATGGTTAAACTAAGATGTAGTCCAAAACCAAATGTCAACAAGATAAATGATTTTAGTTGTTATACAGACACTTCTTTATTTGAGTTGAGAGATTTGTGGAATAAAAGACACCCAGATAAACTAATCAGTAGTAATGAACCGAAAGTAATTTGGGAATTATTAAGTGAATATATGAAAAACGTCTGTAATAAAGAATCGTGTTGGTTAAAACAGAACTTTGTGGCAACAGATAAGATTAATGATTTTATCGATGATTTTGCTCCTGTATCTCCATCGGAATGGAAGAAAAACCCTAACGAATGGTTATCTAGCGTTGACATTATAAGAGTTATGAAACAATACGAGAAGGCGTATAAATGCTTTGAGTTTTTTGGTCCATCTCCAATTGATTTTGATAGTAAAACATCCAAAACCAAATGTGTTTGGGATGAGATTTGTAATATAAATTTGGAAGACCAAATAAAAAGAGGTAAAACAAAGTTAGGGTTTATTTTTAATACAGACCCACATTACAAATCGGGACAGCATTGGATTTCTTTATTTGTAAATATTAAAAAAGGAACCATATTTTTCTTTGATAGTGCCGGCAATAAAATTCCAAAACAAATAAAAAGGTTGGTTGACAAAATAATAAGACAAGGACGACAACTTAATAAAACCATGGTGTTTGACCAAAATTATCCGGTTGAGCACCAATATGGCAATACCGAATGTGGGATTTATTCTATTTATTTTATAGTTCATATGTTAGAAGATAAAGTTTCTGCTTATTATTTAAAAAACCATATTTTAAAGGATAAGTATATGGAGAAATTCCGAAAGTTATATTTTAACGAAAATTTGTAATGTGTTAAAAAGTATATAAAATAATGTATGTGATAAATAATATAAAATGAATAAATCTGATTTTATATTAAATGATAATATTGAACTACTTTGGGAATTAATTGTCGACACAGATATTGTAAAAATGAATTTTAATTATATTGAAAAAATCAAAGAGACATTTAATTCAATTCTACCTATTTTTTATGATAGAGAAAAAAACAATTCGGCAGATTTAATGACACTTAATAAAATGTTTATTTCGGTTATTATTAATAAAATAAAAGGAGAATTTTTTAAAGAAAAGGAAATAGTTACAAGTAAGGATATAAAAAACGAAAGAATCAATAAGTTTGATACCGAACTAATGAAACAAAAAACCGATTTTGAGAATCATAACACAATCAAAGTTCCTCCAGCACCAAAATTTAACGATAAATTGGACGACCCATTAGAAGATATGGAATTGATTATTAAACAAACAATTGCTAAACGTAATTTTGACGTTGAGCAATTTAATAAAGATATTTCCCCCAATTTAAATTCTGATTTTTTAAAGTCGACAGAAACGTCTATAAAAAAAGAAAAAGATACATTAAATAAAACAAATGAATTGAAATATATTAAGAT